CTAAACAACAAAAATTAATGTTAGAAAATGCACAAATAGCTTTGGATGCTGCAAATGCTCAATTAGCAAAAGACAAAGATAATGTTGAGTTTAAAAAAGCAGTAATTGAAGCAGAGAATGAATTGGCTGCAGTAAAAGCTACCATAGCAGGTTTTGAATCAGAATTTAAAGCAAATGATTTAGCATTAGACAAAGAGAAAATAGAACTCACAAATTCTAAATTAGAAAGTGAAACAAATTTAGCTGTAGAAAAAAAGAGATTAAATGCAGAACAAATTCAGGATGATGTTTTGAGGTTAGAAGAAATGAAAAGAATTGATCTTGAAGAACAAGAATTACAGAGAGCAAGATTACAAAGAATTATTGATGAAGCAGGCGAAGGTACTCAGGCAAAAGTTGATGCTCAAATCGCTCTAGATGAATTTAATGCTGAATCAGAAAGAACAAATCTAGAAAGAAAAACAGAAATTGCAGATGCAGAAGCAGCATTAGAAGAAAAGAAAAGAAAGGACAAAGAAGATACCTTAAATGCTATTATTGGAATAGCAGGTGCAGAAAGTAAATTAGGAAAAGTTGCTTTTATAGCTAAACAAGCATTAATATTAAAAGAACAAATTGCTGATGCAAAAGCATTAATTATGAAAGCAAAAAATGCTATGATTGAAGCTCAACTAAAAGGAGCAAATGCAGGTGTAGAAATAACAGGGTCAGTTGCTAAAGGTGCAAATACAGCACCTCCACCATTAAATGTTCCATTTATATTAGCAGCTATAACAACAGGAATAGGGATTATAAGCACAGTAAAAGCAGCAATTAATGCAACTAAACAAGTTTCAACAAAAGTAGGTGCAGCAGCTTCAGGGGGTGGAGAGATACAATCTCCACAAGCAGCAGTAGCTAGTTCAGTTTCAGCACCACCAGACCTAACATCTGTTAGTGGAACAGGAGAAAATCAACTTGCTAATGTTATTGCAGGTCAGAATCAGCAACCAATACAAACCTTTGTTGTAGCAAGTGAAGTAACTACAGCACAGAGCTTAGAAAGAAATATTGTTGATGGTGCTACATTATAAATACAAAAAACAAAATTAAATTCGTTATAATATTATGAGAATAGTAGAATTAGTGCTTGATGAAGATCAAGAAATGACAGGGATTGAAGCAATAAGCATTGTAGAATCTCCTGCTATTGAAGCAGATTTTGTCGCTTTAAAAGCTGATGAAATTAAATTAGCAGAAATAAATAAAGAAAAGAAAATATTAATGGGAGCTTTATTAATTCCTAATAAACCTATTTTCAGAAACTCAGATGATCAAGATGATTATTATATTTATTTCTCAAAAGATACAGTTGAGAAAGCATCTCAATTATATCTCAAAAATGGAAATCAAAATAATTCAACTTTAGAACATCAACATTCTTTGAATGGTTTGACATTGGTAGAATCATGGATTGTTGAGGATGCAAAGTTTGACAAATCTAGAAAATATGGCATGAATGTGCCTGTTGGTACATGGATGGGCTCAGTCAAAGTAAATAATGATGAGGTCTGGAATGAATATGTAAAAACAGGAAAGGTCAAAGGCTTCTCAATAGAGGGTTACTTCGCTGATAAAATGGAGAGACCAAAAGATTCTGTTGGATTATCAAAAGATGAAAAATTAATTAATAAAATAAAAGAAATATTACAATCATGATTACACCAGAAAAATTTAATAAGATAGTAGCTAAACTACCAAAGGATAAAACTGAATTAGCAAAAGTTGAATTAGCAATAGCTGATGACATTAAAAAAATTATTGGAACAATAAAACAAAAAGTTAAAGAAATGTCTAATGGAGAAAAAGAAGCAGCAGAGTTTAAAAAAAGAATTAACAAAATATTTGCAGAAGCAGACAAAGCAGAAAATAGATTAGTAAAATTAGCAGATTCTGGAGACAAATTATATAATAAAAGCGTTTCCTTAGTTAATAAAGCTGAGAAAGCTGCTAAAGATTTAGGAGTTGATCCTAGCAACATTGGTGGTTATGGAGAATTAAGAAAAGTTTTAGATGACCTTGATGTTGGAAGTGTTGAGTTAAGAGATAAAGCTATTACAATTTATTAATGAACAGAAAAATTACTAATTATATTCCTGCTAGAAGTAGTCCAAGAGGATCAACTAGAGCATGTTTATGTAAAGATAGTTTAACCTATTCAAGAAAGTGCTGTAATCAGGACATTATGAATCAGGGAGTTGGTGTTGTAACCAAAATAAGTTAAAAATGCAAAATTAAAAATTAAAATCGTTATACTATATATTATGAAAAATCAAGAAATGATAAATCAAATAAAAACACTTTTGAATCTTGAAGTAAAACTTGAAGAGCAAAAGTTAGAAAATGGCACACTTGTAGAAGCTGACTCTTTTGAAAAAGGAAAAGAGATATTTATTAAAACAGATGATGAAAAAGTTGCTATGCCTGTTGGCGAGTATATTTTAGAAGATGGTAGATTATTAGTTGTTGAAGAAGAAGGCATGATTGCTGATATGAGACAACCATCTGATGATGTACCACAAAAAGAAGATGCAGGAAAAGAAAAAGATGAGGATGGTTACAAGAAAGAAGAAACAGAAGATTTAGAAGAAAAGAAAGAAGAAGAAAAAATGGATGAGGAAGCTGATGTTGCTGATTGGAAAGGCATGGAAATAAGAATTAAAAATCTTGAAGATGCTATTTCAGATCTAAAAAAAGATAAGGAATCTAAAATGGAAGAAGAAGAAGAAGTTGAAATGGAGAATGAAGTCAATAGACAACCTAAATCCAGAACAATCAAAGAAGAATTTTCTAAGGAAGAATTATCTGAAGCTGCTGTAGAGCCAATTAAACATAGCCCTGAAGCATCTTTTGGAGAAATTAAACAAAAAGTTTTCGCTAAAGGACAATATAAAACAACTTTAGATAGAGTTTTAAATAAATTAAATAACAAAATAAATAAATAAAAATGAGCACATTTAAATATTCATCAAATGATGTAAACAGAAACAGACCTGTTCAGGATTCTCTAGTTGGCAATAAAGCCATTTCAGTATCAGATGCAGGTGCAGATCAAAATTCAAGTGGTGGGTCACATACTCACACATTACCTGAATTAAATTCTAATTATGTAGGTCTAACTTATAGATTTAGAAATTTAGGAACAGGGGGAACTCATGGTTTAACACTAGACCCTCATGCAAATAATAAAATCATTGGATCATTCACTTTGGCTGATTCAGTAGTTTCAGCAGCGAGTAATGGTGCAGGAGCAAATGGGAAGCATATTGTAAATACAGCAGGAACTTCTAAAAAAGGAGATTGGGTTGAATTATGTGCAGTATCTTCTACTGAGTGGGCAATTTGTGGATCTCAGGGAATTTGGGCATTTGAAGCGTAATAAATTAAAATTTAAAAATTAAATAAAATGAATAATAGAAAAATTGAATTAGCAACTGCAACTAACATCACGACAACCTATGCAGGTGAGTTCGCAGGTGAATATATAGCTGCAGCTTTATTAAGTGCTTCCACAATTGATGATGGAGGTCTAACAGTAAAACCAAATATTGCTTACAAAGAAGTGATTAAAAGATTGGATACAGGTGCAGTAGTATCAGATGCTAGCTGTGACTTTAATCCTAACTCAAGTGTTACTCTAACAGAAAGAATTATAGAGCCAACTGAGTTACAAGTTAACCTTCAATTATGTAAGAAAGATTTTATTAATGATTGGGAAGCTCAAAGCATGGGCTATGGTATGGGTAGAACTTTACCTCCTAAATTTAGCGACTTTATGCTTGCTCATGTAGCAAATCAAGTTGCTCAGAAAACAGAACAAACTATTTTCACAGGAGTTGCTGCAAATGCAGGAGAATATGATGGATTTGAAACATTAATGACTGCTGATGGCAATATTCCTGCAGGTCAGGATCTTGCTGCAGTTGGTGGTGGAATTAACTCTGGAAATGTGATTGCAGAATTAAGCAGAGTTGTTGATGCAGTTCCATCTGCTCTTTATGGAAAAGAAGATTTATTTATCTACATTCCAAGTGCTACTGCTAAAGCATATGTTCAAGCATTAGGTGGCTTTGCTGCTAATGGCTTAGGTGCTGCAGGTGTGAATGATCAGGGAACTCAATGGTGGAATAATGGATCATTAACTGTTAATGGTGTCAAGATTTTTGTTTGCCCAGGTATGTCAGCTAACAAAATGTTTGCTGCTCAGAGAAGTAACTTATACTTTGGCTGTGGCTTGTTAAATAACATGAATGAAGTGAAAGTTATTGACATGCAAGACATTGATGGATCGCAAAATGTTAGAATGATAATGAGATTTTCAGCTTCTGTGCAGTATGGCATTTCTGAAGATCTAGTTTACTATTCTTAATAAATTAAATTAACCTGAAAAAGAGGTAAGTGAGATTTTACTTACTTACCTTTTTTTTTAAATAAAAAAATAATACTATGGCATGTGCATTGACAACAGGAAGAAAAGTACCTTGCAAATCAGCTTTTGGTGGCATTAAAACAGTTTATATGGCAGATTTTCCTGTCACTGCAACTGTTGATGCTGATCAAACCATTTCAGCTTTCTCAGGATCGCCTACTTGGTTTCAATTTGATTTAAAAGGAAATTCTTCATTAGAAACAACTATTACTAGTTCTAGAGATAATGGAACTACTTTTTATACACAAACTCTAAATATGACTTTAACATTTTTAGATAACTTAACAAAAAATGAATTACAACTTATTGCAGTCGCAAGACCTGTGATTGTTGTAGAAGATTACTATGGAAATCAATTCCTTTGTGGCTATGAGAATGGCATGGAGGTAACTGGAGGCACAATTGTAACTGGAGCAGCTGCAGGCGACCTTTCAGGATTTACCTTAGTTATGGAGGGTCTTGAAGAAACTGCACCTTATTTTGTAGATGCAGGAGTTGTATC